TATGTATCGTATTTATATATATTTGTTACTGTATTAATCCAATTGTTTTTCTACGTATATGACTTCATCATTTACGTACGCGAACTGTTGTGTTTTCCCCTTCGCCCTAGTATTGCTATCTTTACAATATTAGACCGATTGAAACAGGTGAGAATCGTGGTTATGTGAACCACACCGGGGATTCTTATGGGTTTAAAATCCTTTAGAAAATTTATTAAGCTGTGTGTCAGCCCTACAAGCTCTGTGGGAGGCCCTTAAACGTATTTAAGGCTCGTGCTAATTTAATTTCATTAGTACATCGCGGAGTCTTTATTTAAGCTGTTTGGCAGTGAACCTATTGTTCCATCTAATAGTAGTTTGTTATTTAAACTAGAAAAGATGATGGGTGTATCCAGATTTCTGTTAAGCTGTGTGTCAGCATCGCTTTACGGTTGACTTCCGTATTGTTGATTATAGTATGTTGGTAACAACCAATTACACCTGGGACGTTTGAGCCCGGGACGAGGAGTATCCGATGGATCTGAGGACTCCCCGCTATCAAGTGCTCAACTTGATTCTGTTTTAAGCTTACCTGGAGAGCTTAGCAGTCGTATGCAAATCCTTTTACCTCATGTTGAGATGAATGGTGTCTTATTACCCAATAGTGTTTTATCCTATTTTGAGAGAATTGTTGTTCATCCTGTTGCTATCCGTTTAGATCTGAGTTATTTATTATTAACTCAGGGAGTGGAACCCAACCCTGGATGGATTGTCATTTCTCTGCATATCAACACCGGTCAAGTTTTATCCATCGATGTTGATGAGAATGATGATAATTCTCGTGATTTTTTCCAAGAGCATTCAAGAGAAATTATTGCGTGGCGAGATGTTGTGAATAATCCTCCGTATGAAGCATTTAATAACCCAGCTGTTTTCTATATTGAGCTGACGCAGTTGTTTATGTCTTTCTACGAGCCTAACATTGTTCGTCTTTTACTTATGCATGATGTGGAGCTCAATCCTGGTCCGATTGTTATTGCTATGCATGTCAATACCGGTCAAGTTTTATCGATTGACGTTGATGAGAATGATGATAATGCTCGTGATTTTTTCCAAGAGCATTCAAGAGAGATTATTGCATGGCGAGATGCTATGAATAATCCCCCATATGAGGCATATAATGACCCAGCTGTTTTTGTTGCTGAGTTGTTACAGTTGTTTATGTCTTTTTATGAACCTAATATTGTGCACATGTTACTTATGCATGATGTTGAGTTGAATCCAGGACCAGTTGATGCTCATTATTGTGGACAACTCAACGAAGATTATGAGTCGGGTTATGATTCTGATTATTCTGAGTTGTCTAATGACACTGTTGTTATTCATGAAGTTCTCGGAACTTTATCTAATGATTCCTCTCCTCATTCATATCCTTGTGATGATCAGTTTAATTGTTTTCAGTGTCGTAATGTGAATCGTTGTTTTAATGCGCGTTTACATGCTCTTGGAGTTTGTGAAACTCATCAATGTTATTTGTGTTATGTTGAGTTTGGAGCATGTCAAGAGTATTATGATTATGTTATGCGTGAAGGTGAACTAAATGCCATGGAATGGCACTTGGCTGGTCGTCCTATTGGTCCACCTTCTCTGAGTGAACTTTACTCAGAGTACTCTGATCATGAATATGATATTGGTTCTCCTTTGGACACGCGTACTCAGGATAGTGATGTTACCTATTCTAGTATGCCTGAGCTTGTGTTAGCCCCACAAAGTGATGATGTTTCCAATTTTCATGGTTTGACCTCAGCTGAGTTTTTACAGCGCAGGCTTGCCACGCCTGCTGGTGCTTTTCAAGATTGGGATGATACTTTTCGTCATGATGTGCGTCATGTTTCACTTAACCCTAGAGTGGGTAGAGCTGAGCGTGAAGCGGCACGAATGCAACGTTTCCAAAATTTGCATCGTGATCGCTTGTTTATAGTTAATAATTCGATTCGAGAACTTGCTACGTTCTCTCATATGCCGGTTGAACACCGACGTGATGCTTATTTGCATTACTCATATTGGCGAAGGATTATGACTGATGTATCCTTTGAGAATCGTTTTATGTCTTTGTATGATGACCCTGAGAGTGATCGTTGTGAAAATGATGACCCTCATTTATACTGGTCTAGTGCTGAAGTTAGTGATTTACCACCGTATGATTACGATGGTGTGTGGTTCCAGCTTATGCATGATATTGAGACACATCCTGGTGAGTATTGTTCTTGTGGCGTTTGTACCTCGGAGGGGGTAAAGCGCTATGATGAAGGCTTGTTTTTCAAAGTCGTTGATCTTATTTTGAGCGATACACCTGATGTTAAAGTCCGTGAGTGGCTTTACACCAGAATTCATAATGAGATGAAAACTTGTCATGGTCATCGTATTCAATTGTATGTGATGTTGGCTGATCTCCTCGAACCCTATCAATACCAGGGTCCTAAGGATGAGTCTACTTATTCTTGGGCGCGTTCTTTGCTCCCAGAGTTACAACATCGACATGAACATATTCATGGTTTTACAAGTGAAGCTAGACAGACTGCGAATGAGTTTATTGAAATTCTTCGCAGTGCTGGTCGTGATGTTCGTACTACTACTTCTAAAGTATCAGGGTTTTTTAATAGTTTTGCAGAAGTGTTCGAAGCTATTAATGAACCTAAGAATGTAATGGGTATTTCTGCCATTATGTTTGTGATATTGTTGTTTCTACGTCGTGAATATCCTTCTAGTGCTTGTATTGCTTTGATGAGTATTTTGTTTGCTGGATGGGCCCTTGTCAAAGGGGTGATGCCTTTGATTCACAAGAGTATCATGCCGTGGTTTGCAGATGTGTTTGAGAGCAATAAAGCGCAAACAGAATGTGATGATATAGTTAATCTGTGTGTTGAAGCTATTAGCCTTGGTTTGTTTACTCAAAACCTCTCTTTTAAGAATTTAAAGGAGTTTGGTTTCACCATGTGCGATGTAGATAGACACTCGAAGAGTTTGACGAGTTTTCTCACTCGGGTCAAAGATTGGCTGGTTACTGTTGTGTGTAAAATCGCTACGTGTTGCGGTTATGAGTTGAATAAAGAGTATACGCGTTTTGATAGTGAGTTACAGAGTATTGGTTTTTTGCTTAAGGAAATTATGTCTACCTATTTGAAAGAGGATGGTACACTTAATTTGAGCATTAATCCGCTTGTTGATCGAATTGATTTATTAATTCTCGACATGAATATTAAGTTGCATGCGACAAAGGAGGATGCTCCTATTCGTCAAGTCATACTTAATTTTGCTCGTACTCTTGATCCTGTTCGTAAGTTGTTGCGTGAGAGTGGTTATACTGAACGTTCTGAGCCTTTTCTGTACTATGTGGTTTCACATCCTGGTGCAGGTAAGACTTTCGTGGCTGATTATGTCGCCAAGGCTGCTATGACTTCGTGTATGACCCGGATGGAATTGCTTGATTTTAAGAGCAATCCCGGTCGTATGAATTATAGTTATCCTGTAGGAGCGAAGCATCATGATGCTTACCATGGACAATGGGGTTTGTCCATGAATGATGCGTTTACCGCTACTGATGCCGAAGGAGTTGAGAGTGAAGCTACTTTTGTTGTTAATGCTATTGGTTGCAATGAGTTTAAATTGCCTCAGGCTGTTGCTGAGAAGAAAGCTTTGGTAAAGATGTTATCGAAGTTCGTTGCTATTAATGGCAATATGACTTGGTTTCCTACTGATTGCATGAAGTCTATGCGTACTCAGAAGGCTCTCACTAGACGTCTTAATCGAAACTGTTGGTATTTAACAGTTAAGCGTCAATATTGGCAGGATGGAGCTGAGAAGCTTCGTCGTTATCAGCCTTTGGGTCCTGGAATTGATGCTTCAGATCCAAGGTTTTTTGCTGAGATTGACCCTGTTAAGGCTGCTCGTAATGCTGATCCAGAGACTGGAATTAATTACGATTGTTATGAGTATGTCGAATGGGATTGTGAGAGGAATACCACCAAGGTGGGTGGTCGAGTTCTTGATATGGAGCATTGGTTGCAATTACAGCGTGAGTTATTTAAGGCTTCTTGTGATAGTGGTGTGCTGAAGGCCAGGTCAGCTAAGATTGATACTGATAGATTAGTGAATCGTAGATTGGCTGAGTTAGATCGTGAAGAGAGAATACAGAGTGATGATGTTTCTTATATGTCTGCTCATATGGATAGTGTCTTGTCTGGAGATTGTGATAGTGATTTGTCTGCTCTAGATTTTGACGACTGTTGGGATCAGGACACTCATTGTGACGAGTTTGGTCGCCGTGGAGTGCTGTCTCATGCTCAGTTGCATGCAAGGATTTCCGCTAAGTGTAAGATGTATCGTGAAACTAAGGTTTCTTTGGTTCCGTTACTTGAAGCCATTGATGAGTCGGATGAGTTCCGTTCCTTTGTTAAGCAATATATTTTAGATTGTAGTAAGGCTAATGAACGAATATCTTTTTCTGTTTATGATAACCATTATAAGGGTGATATCTCTCATCCTGTACATACTTTATTAGAGAATATCTTGCTTTCTGACTTGAAAGAGTTTGTTAATTGGGGTTTGTCTAATGAGTTTTCCACTGCCATGTGTTTGGCTATGCAGGTTGTTAAAGATAAGTTGTTTGCTGCTATTAGTGTTGTTACTGAGTCCTTTGAGTATTTGCGTGATTCGTTTTGTTCTTTCCGTGAGAATCCTATGCTTTGGTTTGTTAAGCATCCTATTGTTGGCGCTATTGTGTGTGCTACTTCAGGTTTTGTTGTGGGTTATTGTGTTACGAGTCTTATATTTCTTTCTTTTAATTTGGTATCTAAGTTTTTTAGTACTTCTGTTCCAACTGAGCCAGTTGTTGAACAGGTTAGAACTTCCAATGAGGTTGAGAGTAATGATCGCACGGACAAGGATACTACGTTTATTAATGCTAGGCTTGAGAATTGTTACAAGATAGTTATTCGTAGACATTGTAGAGATGGTCGTAATAATGTGGTTTATGACATCAATGCAACGCATATGTGGTTTTTAGGTGGGCTTGTTGGCTTTACAAATTGGCATACTTTTAATCAAATGGAGTTTTATAGTAAATTACCAAATGTTTCTAAGTTAGAGATTGGTATTTACTGCATTTTGAATTCCTCCGATGAGCCTACACATTGGTTTGATTTTAAGGAGCTCGTTTTTGATCACACTGATGCGGATCAAGACCGTGTGTACATTACGTTTACACCCCGCATCCATCATCAGGCTAATATCTTGCGATGGTTTCCGTCAAAGAATGACGTTGATTTCATTAAGTTCTTTCAAGATACTAATAATCGTTTGCCTGTGTGCTTTGCTCGTCGGAGGGATGGGCATTGTCATACTACTGATAGTTATGTTACTTTTGGCAATCATTTTGTCGATTATACTGTCAGACGTAGTTATACATGTGAGTTGACTGGTGAGACTTATACGAGTGCTGATGTTGGTGTTCCTATTAAGCGTATTATACATCCCAATGTATTTGAGCTCAATGTGCGAACGCAGAATGGTGAGTGTGGAGCAGCGTGTTTTTGGACTGGTTCGGAGAGATATAGATTTACTAAGTATAGTGAGTCATACCAACAACCTATATTCATTTACTTCCATCATAGTGCTGCGCAAGGTTCCGGAATTGGTAATGGATCTATGGTCTTTAGAGAGGATTTCTCTTGCGTTGAGAAGTTGATTAAGACAAGTATTTCATCCAAAGCTGAGCGCTTGCGAGCTGGGCTGAGTACAGCTGTAAAGGAATTTGTTCTTGCTACGAACACTGACCAGGCTTGTGATTTGTCTTTTATACCTACAAGTCATACGGTCCGTTCCTTTGCTCCACATCATACCGTCGTTGCGCTTATTGATCAGATACCTTATAATCCCAAAAGCAATATTACACGTACTCCGTTGTATAATGTTTTCCCTCGTACACGTGCTCCTGCTAGATTGTACGACTTTGATGGTAAGGATATTCTCGCCAGTTCTAGAGCCTCTTATGGTTCGAATGTTGAAAATGTAATACCCTTCCATCAATTGCAGTGTGTTATTGAGTATACCACTGATGGGATTATGAGTGTGTCTGATGAGCCTAGATCTCGTTCCACATTGTCTGTTGAGCAAGCTATTCTGGGTGATGTTGCTTGCCATTTACCTGCTATTGACCGTTCTACCTCCCCTGGTCCAACGTTGCGCTATGTGAAGCGCATGTTGAATTTGAAGGGTGATGGAAAAACGTGGATTTTTGGTAATGGCGAGCTAATTGACTTGTCTCTTCCAACTGCTCAAGCTTTTATTCGTCTGATGGATGAAGGGTTTGCAGCGTGCGATCGTGGAGATCGCCCTCATTCCTTGAATGCAGATAGTTTGAAAGATGAGCTTAGAGAATTCGAAAAACAGAGCAATCCGCGTCTGTTTTGTTCTGGGGATTCTGTCGAGCAAGCTAATATGCGTCGTTTGTTTGGTAATTTCGCTGGTTGGGTGTATGAGAATCGTATTAAGAATGGTATTGCAATTGGAATTAATCCTTATTCTCATGAATGGGATGGATTATATAATTATTTGCGTATCATGTCTGATGATGCAGTGTTTGGTGATTTTGGTAAGTATGATAAGCGACTTATTTCTTTGCTTATTTACGCCACCAAGAATCTTGCTGATAAATTTTATGGTGATGATGATCCCATTAATAATCAGCGTCGAGCATTGTATTTTGAGAACTTGGTTAACAGTTTTCATTGTGTTCCAGATGGTTCTTATACTGCAATCTATGAGTGGTTGCATGGTAATACTAGTGGTAACTTCTTGACTGCTATAATTAACTCTGTTGCGAATTTGTGCTTGTGTAATTTTGTCTTTTGTGCTATTTTTCTGCGTAATATTGGAAAAGATATTGCAGAAACGAAGCTGAGTGAGCTTCCATTAGATTATGTTACACGAAATAGTCGAGTTGCAACCTATGGTGATGACAATGCGATGTCGTTCCGTAATATGGAGTATATTAATTTTTATAGTATTCAAGAAGCTGTTGAGAAGTATTTTGGGATGGAGTATACTGATGAGCTAAAAGGTAAGTCTGGTGTTATTGTTCCTCCGTATAGGTCTATTAGCGATGGTAATTTCATTGCTCGTGGTTTTGTTTTGGATTTTCCTCTGGGAGAGAAGAAGGTCCTCGCGCCACTGAAAATTAGATCTATATTAGAAGCGCCGCAATGGTACAAGAATAAACCTGACCCTGCAGATCTTAAACGAGTTGTTGAAAATTCGTTCTTAGAATTGTCTCTGCATGGAAAGGGGGTTTTTGATACCTACGCGCCTGTTTTGAAGAAAGCGTATTATAAAGCGTTTAAGCGTTATCCGCACTTTAGTGAGTGGATGATAGCTTATCTGACTATATTAGAACGTGATTCTCCCTTGTATTGTCCTATGACCAATCTCTCTTTGTTAGAGGAGGACGATATTAAATTTTGGTTGCAGCCACCGAGTGTTCCGGGTTCCGGTGGTGTAGATTTATTACTAGGGATTGACGCTTGAGGTTTGATGCTACCTAAGCGCTCTTAAAATTTGCATTTCTTTAACAAATTTTAATCATGTTTGTCTCAGCCTGCCGACGTTGGTGCAGGACGCTCTGTTTGGGAGTGAGAGGAAATCTCCCATATACTTTTTTCAATCTAATGATGTTTCTCTTCGTGTAGAAGGTGGAGAGAAAACTAATAGTGATTCATTGGCTCCAGTTACTTGTGATGCCTCTAAGACTACCTGTTGGGTCGAAGCTGATTCCAAAGTTTCGTCATCGTTTAATTTGCCGCGTATGCCAAATCTCGTTGAATCTCATCGCGAGAGTATTGAGGACTTTCTTAGTAAGCCTTATTTACTTAGTTCTAATACTGGTTTGTCATATTCTACTAGTTCTACTTACAATACCAATATTTGGACTACTAACATCGAAGGGTTGCTTACTGGTGTTAATTCTACTTCTATGGTTACTGCTTGGAATAATAAGATTTTGGGTTATAATCTAATACGTGGTACGTTTGTTGTCAGGGTCGAGGTGAATGCATATCCTTTCCAAGCTGGTGCTTTGCTTCTTCATTATATTCCTAATTATACTGACATACTTAATACTACTCAACCCAATATTGCCTTGAATTATAATAATCAATTGGTTTCTAAATTTCAACATCCATTTGTGATTTTGGATATTCGTGATACTGTTGCTGAAATTAAGATTCCTTATATTGCTCCTTCGCCATATTACTCTGTTCTTGAGGGTAATTATGGTTGGGGAAATGTATTCTTGGATAGTATTGTTCCTTTGCGTACTGGAGGTTCAGGTTTAACTTTTGCTGACGTTGCTGTGTATGGTTACTGGGAAGATGTTGAGTTAGCTGCTCCTTCCATTTTTCAGTCTAACAATAGATCTGTTCGTAAGGGTGATCGTGAGACTAAGGAAGGTGTTCCTGGTCCTATTTCTAAAGCTCTTACGCATGCGTCTAAGGTTGCTGGTGCGTTGAGTGATGTTCCTGTTTTGTCCTCAATTATGACCAGCGTTGAGTGGGCTGCTCGTATGGCAAGTGGTGTTGCTTCAGTTTTTGGTTGGAGCAAAACTCGTATATTAAACCAGCAAATGCCTATGTTTCCCTCTAACTATCGTTATGAAGGGGTCTGTGATGGCCCTTCTACTGGCATTCCTTTGTCAGTTATTCATGATAATAAATTAGCTGAAACGCCTGCTTATTCCATTACTAGTGAGGATGAGATGTCTTTTAATTTTTTAATGAACATTCCTCATTATATGCCTTATTCAGGCGGTACCAATTTAGTATGGACTACAGGTAACTCTGTTGGCACTAATATTCTTACTAGGAATTTAGCTCCTCAAATCTTTTATACCTCTTTTCAGACTGGTACTTATAATACTCACTATTTTACGTGTAATCAAGGTGGTCCTATGTGGTATTTGTCTAATTTCTTCGCCGCTTGGCGGGGAGACTTTAAGTTGACATTGAAGTTTCTTAAAACTCAGTATCACTCAGGTAGATTACAAATTACCTGGACACCTACTACGACGCCTACTTATACTATGGATTTAAATAAGAGTTTATATTCGCTACGTCAGATCGTTGATATCCGAGAGCAAGATGAGGTTGAGCTCGTTCTGCCCTATATGGTATACCCTCCCTATATGAAGACTACTGGTACTACTGATGCTTATTCTGGTACTTTAGATATAATAGTTTTAAATGATCTCAGGTGTCCTGAGACTTGTTCTACAACTATTGATATTCTTGAGTTTTATACTGCTGGAGATAATTTCGAGTTTCTATATCCTCAGAAATCTCCTTGTGGACCAGCTACTTTTGACATTCAATCTAATGATACAAGTGTGCTTGTTGATACTACTATTGGTGATGTTAAGGCTTTGCCTGCTACTTTATCTATGGATGTTTTGTGCGCTGGTGAGCGCTACACATCTATTAAGCAATTTCTTAACAAAAAGACTCAGATTTTCTCTACGACTGCTGCTAGTATTATTTCTAGTACTGTTGACTCTTTTGTTCTTTATCCATATGCGTGTATAACTAGTACAATTAATACTGCTACTGGTGCTGGTCTTACCGCTGGTATAACTGGTGATGCATTTAATTATTTTGCTCCTATGTATATTTATATGAGAGGTGGAGTGTCTCTTGAAACTTCTGGTGGATATAATGCTATGGTGTACTCTAATGTTGAGGTGCAGACTATTGGAACTGTTAATACGGCTCAGCCTATTCTTTTAGGCAATACTGGTACTGCTATTGGTCAATGTACTCAAATTACTAATTTGTATGGCACATCCCCTAATTCGCCTACCATTAGTCCTGCTATTACCGATTACCAAAATTTTGGTGGTGTTTATAATATTCCTTATTATTCTAGGTTTCCCGTGTCGTGGATTCCTTATTTTAATGGGATTAACAAGCCATTATATACGGGTGCTACTGCTCGTGCTATTCCGGAAACTATTTTCCGTCAGAGCTGCCCTTTGTCGCATTTGCCTAGTAATCTGATACTTAGTAGGTCTTGTATGGACGATTTCCGGTTTTCGTTTTTTATCGGTTGTCCGCCAGTTGCTGTGTCGTATACTTAATTTGGAGGTTTAGAACTTCCCCCTAGAGAAAGGGTGACAATCTCGTTATTGAAAGGTGTGGCCTTTCTATTTAACATGTTGACGCATGTGCATTTTTAACCTGCTTTTGGTAGGGGAATTTTGTGCGCATGGGGTCACTGTTAAATCCCGTTTAAACTATGTGCTGCGGGGCGCAACGCCGGACCGCGCGTTGTTTCGCACGCTTGCTGACCCACCAATACCGATTTCGAATCATTCCACATCGACGGCCGCTGTGCTGTACAAAGTTGTACAGTCGGCCTTGGGTAATTCCCGGTAGTATTACTCTATGGTATCGATGGTGTCGGAGCGGCTCGCATCGCGGCGCGCTCGACGCCCGCCCTCCCGCGATACCTCCCGCTCTTCACGGGCGCGAAGCCCCCGCACGCCGGTCGGCTGGTCGTGCAGGACGACGTTCAGCAATGAACTATGGACGTGAATTTCGCCGTTGTATTCGATGAATCCCATTCTGCGAAACTTGTTCATGAAATGGCTGACGCGGCCCCGGGTTGTGCCGATCATCTTCGCCAATGTCTGTTGGTCGATCTTCGGTATGACCTGCTCTTGT